CTTCGACTATACACACGGCCCGTATCTTTTCATCTGCAGGGAAGGCGTCAACACCTCCAATGGATTGAAGGGCCAATGCAATCTATTCAAGGAGGACGGGTAGGGGGTGAAAATCTCTCGCGGCGTCATCGCTCAAGACCACGCCCCCAATCTCGCTCTCGACAAAAGTGAAATTTAGACCTAAAACCCCATATCAGATGAATAATTTAGAAATCTACGGGACACCTGATTATAAAGCCCTTACGGGCCCAGAGAGGACAGTTTTTAAGAATGCTGTTGAGGCGCTGTCGGAGAAGGGCCTCTTTCGGCTTGAGGATATTGCAGTTATTGCGGGATATGCTCGGAATGTTGTTCTGGCGCGAACCGCATCGCGTGATGTCCAGCGTCTGGGTACGGTCATTACATTTAAGGATCGTGGCTGCACGAAATACAAGACTAATCCCGCTGTCGATATTATGCGCAAAGCGCAGAATGATTATGAGGATACGGCAATAAAACTTGGGCTCACCCCTACAGGGCGCAAGCGCTTGAGAGGGGAAGGAAATCCGCCCAAGACTGAGTTGGACCGTTTTATGGAGACGATGAGCGATGAGTAAGGTACTGGTACCGTCAAGGATCGACAGGCTCCAGGACAGGGTAGTCCGCTATGTGGATGACGTGCTGTCCGGGAGGATCCTGTCTTGTCGGACAATCATTCTTGCCTGCAAGCGTTATCAAAATGATCTCGCTAATCCGGATCTGTTTGTGGACTGGACTGTCCTGAAGAAATTCCACAAATTCGCTCGGGAGTTTAAGCATTACAAGGGCCCTCTCTCTGGAAGTCCATTTGAGCTTGAGGACTGGCAGCTCTTCATCGCTGTGAATGTCCTGTGTTTGAAGTGGAAGTCTACTGGCAGACGGAAGTACCGGCAGGCAGACATCGAGGTGCCCAGGAAGAACGGCAAGACCTTCTTCGTGGCGGTCCTCGCCCTGTTCCTTCTCCTGTTGGACGGCGAGTCTGGCCCGGAGGTGTACACGGCCGCCACGGATCAGGCGCAGGCCCGCCTCTGCTACGACGCCGCCGAGACGCTTGTCAAGAGGTCCATCTTCGCCCCGATGGTCAAGATATACAACTGGGGCCTGAAGGTGCCGGCGTCGGTCGGTGTGTTCAAGCCCCTCAGCAAGGACACGGAGAACAAGGACGGCCTCAATATCAGCGCGGCGGTCTGCGACGAGGTTCACGCCTGGCCCAATACGAAGATGACGGACGTGATCAAGTCCGGAACCAGCGCTCGTGCACAGCCGGTCATCTTCAGGATCTCCACGGCCGGAATGGATGTTTCCGTCCCGTACTTCCGTGACATAGAGGACTACATCAAGGAGCTGGATGGCGTTCTGCCCCTGGAGGAGGACCACTTCTTCTTCCTGTACACCCCGGACAAGGGTGACGACTGGGAGGACGTGGTGGTCTGGAAGAAGCTGAACCCGAACCTCGGTGTCTCCAAGACGTGGGACTATATGTGGAGCGTCTACAACGAGGCGAAGACCCGGGGCGGTACGTATGTGGCCAACTTCAAGACGAAGGACTTGAACATGTGGGTCGACGCCCCGGAGACCTGGATAGATGCCGAGGACGTCGAGGCGAATAACGCGCCATTTGACCAGGAGGATCTTCGCGGTGCTGAGTGCTACGTCGGCCTGGACCTCGCGTCCAAAAGCGACATATCAGCGGTGAGCCTCTTCTTCCCGGCCTATCGGGTGACCCGTTTCCTGTTCGTGGTGCCTGAGGCGAAGGTGGAGGAGGTGAAGGACCGGGTGGACTACCGCCTCTGGGCGGACCAGGGCTGGCTGACCGTCACCCCCGGCAAGGTCCTCGACGAGGACTGGTTCGTGGACTTCCTGCTGCAGCAGCTGGAGCCATACGACGTGAAGAAGGTGAGCTACGACCCCTGGGCGATGTGGAACATCGTCCCGAAGCTCAGCAAGTACAAGGACGAATTGCTCGCCGCGCAGCAGAGCATCCGGTACATGAGCGTTCCTTCCAAGTGGGTCCAGACCGAGGTGCTGCAGCACCGGCTGAACTTCCTGGACAATCCCGTCATCCGGTGGATGTTCAGTAACGTGGTCGTTTATACCGACCCCAATGCCAATATCAAGCTGGACAAGGCCCGCAGCCGTAACAAGATAGACGGCGTAGTCGCCCTTGTCGATGCCGTCTTCGGCTGGCTGGACGAGACCGGGGGCGAGACGAAGGAGATCTATAAGGAGCACACGCTCCGTGTCATTTCAATGAACGACTGATATGGAAGACTTGAAGCGAATGGTGACCAGGAGCGGTTTCTCGGAGGTGTTTTGGGAGCGCATCCAGGCTGACCGCCGGAAGGGCGGGAAGCTCACTTTCCGGGCCTGCTACGCGCAGATGGAGCTGGAGTATGAGGCGGAGTACGGCGAGCCCAAATATCCATCTTACGAGGCCTTCCGGAAGGCCCGCGAAAGAATGTCAAGGCATAGATAAACAACGGGACAAATGTCCCGTCCAGAAGCGACCTTGTGCCATACCTTTGCACAAAGATCGCTTCTATGCCTCTGTTTACCCGCATAAGCAAATGGATGGCATCACGTAGAAGTGATGCTACCGTAACGGTGGCCCCCGACAGCATTGTCGGGACGGCCGCCCCTTTCGGCGTATCCGTCAACAACCAGGCCGCGCTCAAGATTACCGCCCTGTATGCCGGCATCCGCATCCGGTCCGAGAATATCGCATCCTTCCCCAAGTACGTCAAGAAGCGCACGTCGGAAGGCCTCGTCGATGCGTCCTACCATCCCGCCTTCCGTGTCATCAACATCCGGCCGAACTCATATACGGACAAGTTCGACTTCTGGAACGTGATCAACACCTGGCTGGACGGGTGGGGAAACGCCTACGCATACATCGAGCGCGACGGCGCCGGCACCCCTATCGCCCTCCATCAGATCCACCCGTCCTGGGTCACCGGTATCACTCTCGTGCAGGGGAAGTACAAGTGGTACAAGGTCCAGTGCCCCGACCCCAACCGATCCTGGCTTAACGGGATCTGGCCGGACGAGGACATGCTCCACTTCATGCTCGTCACCCTTGACGGAATCAAGGGCGTGAACCCGGTTATCTACAACGCGCTCTCGCTCGGCAAGTCCCTCGCTACTGAGAAGTTCGCTTCCGAGTTCTACGAGCGTGGCGGCAATCTGAAGGCGGTCCTGGAGACGGAAGGCAACCTGGGCGACAAGGAGTACGAGACCTTCATGAAGCACTTCAAGCTGAGTGCCCGCAACTTCGACACCCCGCTCCTGGAGTACGGCGTCAAGTACAAGCAGCTCTCCGTCAATCCTGTCGCCGCGGCTCTCATCCAGTCGGAGACCCTTTCCATCCAGGACGTCTGCCGCATCATCAACATCCCGCCTCACATGGTCGCGGAGCTCTCCCACGCGACCTTCAGCAATATCGAGCACCAGACTATTCAGTTCGTCCAGTATTCCCTCCGGCCGACCGTCAAGCGGCTGGAGGATGAGCTGGAGCGGAAGCTCTTCTTCGACGACGAGCTCGGTGTGTTCAGCGTAAAGTTTGGCCTCGACGGTCTGCTTCGCGGTGACACCCAGGCCCGCAGCGCCTACTATCACAACGCCATCCTCGACGGCTACATGAGCCGGAACGAGGTGCGCGAGCTGGAAGGCCTGCAGCGGAAGGAGGGCCTGGACGATATGCTGTACCCGCTGAACACCGGAGTGGTGGGGAAGACCGAGGGAGAAGACAGTTAATGCTATGGACAAGATTTTAGTCAGGGCCTTCGTGCCCGAGATCCGCAAGAAGAACACCGACACCCGCACGGTGACCTTCGTCGCGTCTGACGGGTCGCGTGACAGCGCCCACACCGTCCTCAATCAGGCCGGCTGGGACCTCAAGCGCTTCAACTCGAACCCCGTCATCGGCTACAACCACGAGGTCTACGGCGCCTGGGACACCAAGGACGTGGACTTCGTCATCGGAAAGGGCCGCGCTTACGTCGAGGACGGGAAGCTGCTCGTGGACATCACCTTCGAGCCCAAGGAAATCAACGAGCTCGCCGAGAAGGTCTACCAGAAGATTCTCTTCGGTTCCCTGAACGCCGTGTCCGTCGGCTTCCTCCCCATCGGGAAGGGCGCCTGGGGCAAGGGCGAGGAAGGCCCGGGCGAGGAGCGCGAGACCTACTACTATGCTGGTCAGGAGCTCCTGGAGATCTCCGTCGTGAACATCCCCGCGAACGCGAATGCCACCCGCAAGGGCGAGGATCGTGCGGCCGAGGAGCTGGAGGCCCTTCGCAAGGAGGCCGAGAAGCAGCCCGAGGACCCCAAGGACGACGGTGAGGACCGCGCCGCGGCTTTCGCTGCTGTCGAGCAGCGTGCACAGATCGTAATGGCAGCGTCGGCTGCTAATGTATAACCCAAACTCCCAAACAACTATGCGCAAAATCGCAGACATCCGCAAGGATCTCAAGGCCCAGGTCGAAGCCGTCCGGGCCATGGATGCTACGGCCGACAAGGCTGCCTATGACGCCGCCGTGCAGAAGGCCGTAGACCTCACCACTGAGTTGGACTCCGCGACCAAGATCGAGGCAGCCCAGCAGAGACTCGCTGAAAAGCAGTTCGCCCAGTTGGAGCAGGACGCCCAGCGTTCCTTCTCCATCGTCAAGTTCCTCCGTGAGGCCTCCGAGGGCAAGCTCACCGGCCTCGAGGCTGACGTCGCCGAGATGGGTGCCAAGGAGTATGAGCGTCTTGGCCTGACCAAGAAGGGCTTCGTCCTCCCGTCCGCCGCTCTCCGCGCCAGCGCCGGCCAGAACTACACCACCAACGCCGACGGCGGCTACGCCAAGTCCGAGATGGCCCCGCGCTACATCGACGGCCTGAAGGAGCGTATGGCGGTGGTCAAGCTCGGTGCCATCGTGCTGAGCGACCTCGTCGGTTCCCTCCCGCTGGTGGGCGCTGGCAGCATGACCGCGCAGTGGCTCGCGGAAGGCGCCTCCGCCTCCGTCTCCAAGTCCACCTTCGCCCGCGTCACGATGACCCCGCACCGCAACGCCATCATCGGCGCGTTCTCCAAGGACCTGCTCCGTCAGACCTCCATCGACGTCGAGCAGATCGTGTGGAACAAGATCCAGCAGGCCCACGCCGAACTCCTGGAATCCGCGGCGATCGCCGGCACCGGTTCCAGCAACCAGCCCACCGGTATCCTCAGCACCACCGGCATCGGCTCCGTGGCCATCGGTACCAACGGCGGCCCCATCACCTGGGCCAAGGTCGTGGAGCTCGAGACCAAGGTCAATGCCGCCAACGGCAACCGTGGCAAGCTCGCCTACCTGACCAACGCCAAGGTCATCGGTGACCTGAAGACCATCGAGCGTGCCAGCAACACCGCCCGCTTCCTGCTGGAGGGCGACCGGCTCAACGGCTACCCGATCGAGTGGACCAACCTCGTTCCGTCGAACCTCACCAAGGGCACCAGCACTTCGAAGTGCTCCGCGATGGTCTTCGGCAACTTCGAGGACCTCTATATCGGTCACTGGGGTGGTATCGACGTGGTCGTCGATCCCTTCACCCTCGCCGAGAACGGTGACGTCCGTATCGTGCTCAACAGCTGGGACGACTGCGTGGTCGCCGAGCCGAAGAGCTTCTCCGCCGTCGTTGACCTCACCACCAACGCCTAAACGACTGAACCATGACCGAGAGAACCTTTGTCGGTATGTCTGCGAATGGGCTCCTGCAGGAGTTCAAGCGCCACATCCGTATGACCAGCGACGACCTTGATGCGGAGTTGTATCAGAAGATGCTGGCTGCCGTGTATCACGCGGAGCACCATATCGGCAAGGTCATTCTCCGGTCGGAGTTCGTCGTTACGGTTCCATTCGCTTCTTCCCTGACCCTCAAGGCCCCCGATCCCGTGGTCGAGAGCCTTGAGGTGGATGGGGAGCCCGTCACGGACTACAGCGTGAAGGGAAAGGTCCTCCAGGTGGAGGGCGAGGGCACCCAGATGACGGTTACTTATGAGGCCGGCTACGAGTGCATCCCCGCTGACATGAAGGCCGCCATCCTGATGCACGCTGCGAGCCTCTTCAACAACCCGACGGACAGCGTCGAGACCCTGACGAAGGCGTCCCAGAACCTGCTCCGTCCTTATCGGAGCTGGGGGATGGACGATGGAGAACAGGATTAATTTCGGTGAACTGGACACGCTTGTGCTTCTCCGCTCCTGCGTAATCACCTACGGGACGCAGGGCGCGAAGAAGTACAACTTCCAGGACTACGCGGAGGTCTACGCCAAAGTGGACCGGAACGCCTCCGAGAACGTCACCAACACGAACCTCGAGGAAGGGCAGGAAATCATCCTGACCATCTACAAGGTCAAGCCGCTGACCACGCGCTGGCGGGTAGTCGTGGAGGGGCGTTCCTACGAGATCACCGGGATTGACCCTATTTCCAGAATCTCGCCCCTTTGCCACCTCACCCTTCATGCCGTAGACTGATGCCCGCATACCGCACCTATATCACCGGCCTGGACGATGCGCTGAAGTGCTTCGACAGGGCCCCTTCCAACCTCCTGAAGGTCGTGAAGCAGGCGCTCCGGGATGGCGGCAAGCAGGCGGCGAAGGAGATCCGGAAGGCGATGCCCCGGCGGTTCAAGAGGCTGGTTGCCAGCAAGGTTGTGAAAGGTTCCGTTTCTGGAGACTGGAGCGCCCTGGTGGGAGCCTTCAACAAGGCGAAGAGCGGCACGAACGAGCCCGACGATTGGTTCAAGGCCTACTGGAAGAACTACGGAACCCTGACGCACCGCGACAAGAGCCACAAGTTCGACTATCCCGTCAAGCACCTGAACCGGAAGCGCCGGAACGAAGTCGGCCAGCCGCACGAGAACTTCTATGACGGAGCCATCGGACCGGCACAGGACGCTTTCCTTCGGTCCTTCCAGGACAGCGTCAAGGCGCAAGAAGACAAACTCAAAGAAAGATGACCGAATCCCTCCATACGCACCTCGTTTCCGTGCTGAACGACGCGGACATCCATCCCGCCCTTTCCGAGGACGAGAAGGACGTCTATCCGTATGTGACGTTCGAGCTTCCGACCGAATACCGGTACGACAAGGACGGGCCGTACAAGATCGTCGGGAACCTGACGATCCGTGCCGTCTCGGACGATTTCGACGAGGCGGACGACCTCTGCAACCGGATCTGCGGCGCCATCGACGAAGGCTTCAATGGACCGGCCGTCGAGGAAGAGATTCCCGTCGAGATTGTCGAAGGCGAGGATCCTGGCGTCACGGAGCAGCCTGTCACCGACGACGACCCGGTCGAAGAGCCGGAACCTGCCGAGGATGACCCCGAGGAACCCGGCGAGCCTGTCGTGGAGGAGCTGCTTGATCCGATCTTGGATCCAGGCGAGGAACCCGCGCAAGCGGAAGACGAGGAGCACGCCGAAGATGCCCTCGACGACAGCAGCTATTCGGCCCGCCTTACTGACGTCCGGAAGGACTGCATGGACGGGATCTGGGTCATCGAACTGGACTACATCTTAAACCAATACGCTTAATTATGGCACTTGCTGGATACAACATCGCTTTCAAGCTGAAGGTCGGTAGCTCTTACCTGACCCTCGCGGGCCGTACCCAGGACGATTTGACCATCGCCGCGCGCACGAAGGAGCGGCTGACCAAGGACGACCAGGGCGACGCCCAGGTGGCTGTGTCCGGTCAGGACGTCACCTTCCGAGCCACCGGTCTGGTTGATATGTCCTCTTCTTCGGCCATCACCAGAAACACCCTCATTGAATACTCTCTCCGGACGGGCGGCACCGCCGTGTTCGACTTCTCTTACGCGGCCGGCTCCGGCGACGTCCTCTCCGGGAAATGTGTCATCACCAACCTCTCCGAAAGCTCGAACGCCTCCGACGACGCCACGCTGACGGTGGACTTCCGCGTCGTGGGCGCCGCTGACTTCCTGGTGGAAGAGGTGGAAGAGGAATCCTAACATTTAAAACCACACAACCATGGCAGTACTCGAAGGATACAACATCGCTTTCAAGATCGGCAACAAGACGCTCGCCGGTCGCACGCAGGATGACCTGACCATCGCCGCCCGGACGAAGGAGTCCCTCACCAAGGACGACCAGGGCGCCACGCAGGTCGCCGTCATCGGTCACGACATCACCTTCCGTGCTACGGGTCTCGTGGAAATGGGAACGGACTCCACGACGAAGTCCTTCCGCAACACGATGATCGCGAATGCGCTGAAGACCGGCTCGCAGGCCGTCCTCGCGTTCAAGTACATGGCCACCGGCGGCCAGGCCTACGGCGGCAACTGCATCATCACGAACTACAGCGAGAGCTCCAACAGTTCCGACGATGCGTCCTACACCATCGACTTCCGCGTCACCGGCGCGATGACAGCCACCTCCTAAACCATCATCACCATGAAGAAGGACTACATCGAAATCAATGGCAAGCGCTTCCGGGTGGAATCCAACTGGAACGCGCTGACCGCTTTCCTCGACGCCGTGGGCCGCGACACCCTCGACGAGCTTTCCCGGATCAACACCATCCGTCCATCCGAACTGACCGCCCTGATGGCGGCCTGCATCGAGGAGGGCGAGCGGTTGGACGGCAGGGACGGTGCCCCGTCCGCGAAGGATCTCGGCGCCATCATCACCCCCGATGACGTGCGCGAGTTCCTCAACATCTACGTCCGGCAGTCCAACCCGAAGACCGGCGCGGAAGAGCCAAAAAAAGAGGAGCGGGAGACGGAGCCCGCAAGCTGACGATAGGAGACGTCCGGGGCTGGGCCATCGCCCGCCTCGGACTTACCCTTGAGGCCTGGGGCCTTCTCCGTCAGGGGGAGTTCTGGGAGGCGATGGTCGCCTGGAACGAAGACCGGACCGCAGACCGGAAACATACTGCGGAAGTTGTCCGGGCCGTGGGCCTGCGGCTGTTCAACATACAGCTGGCGAAGGGTAAGTCGGTGACGCCCCACGAGTTCCTTCCCTACCCCTGGGATGAAGAGGAGAAGCCGGATGACGGAGGCCTGTCGGAGATGACGCCCGAGGAGAAGAAGGCCTCGCTTGAGAAACTGAAAGAACTAATCGACTGGTAACGCTATATGTCCGCGAAAGACCCCAATATGAAGGTTATCTTTGGTTCCGACACCAAAGACTTCGAAAAAGGCGCACAGGCCGTCAAGCAGGGACTGAAGGACCTCGACAAGAGCTCCGAGTCCATGCTCTCCAGCCTGAGCAACGCCTTCGGTGTTCCGTCGCAGAAGGTGGAGCAGATGACCAGCGCCGTCCGGGGTCTCGGTTACAAGCTGGTGGAGACGGGGAGCACGGGCGCGAAGGCCTTCGGCTCCCTGCTCGCCTCCATCGGTCCGCTCCAGGCGGGCATCGCCGGCCTCGGCATCGGTGCCGCGATCGCGGGATTCAAGCAGCTCAAGGCGGAGGCCGACAACTTCAAGAGCACCATCGACGGGATGAACATGTCGATGGCCACTTCCGCATACATTTCCACCTACAAGCAGGTCCTGCACGATGTCAACAGCGACACCGGCAAGGCCGTGGCGGAGGCGATGGACAAGTGGGAGCGTGGCTTCGGCCGGTTCCGCGCGAACTTGGGCGCCTCGCTGACCGTCGGAATGGCGGACAGCAAATGGTACGACGCTTTCCTCCCCACTGGCATCATCCGCGGGTGGAGGACTGTCCGGGAAGGTATCGACGAGGCTACGGCTGCGGCCGAGCGTAATGCCGAGCGTGGGAACCAGCTGGCGGAGATCCAGAAGGAGGAGCTCCAGGTCCGCCGGGAGGTCGCAGACATCGAGGTCCAGATAGCCGAGCAGCGGCGCATCCTGCGTGACCGCTCCGCCGATGCCGCCGAAAGGACTGCAGCGGAGGCCGAGGTCCGGCGTCTCATCAACGAACGGATGGAGAAGCAGACCAGCATCGCGCAGCGCCTCTACGAGGTCACCCGCGACATGACCGACGAGGCCGGCAGCACCTACGAGGAGGTTGCGAACGTCGTGGCCCTGTACGAGCAGTGGCAGGGCAAGATCGCCGCCAGCGAGAACGAGCTGGCCGGTGTCGACCGATATGCCAATTCCATCGCAAACAGCACGTCGAAGACTGCGGCCGCGCTCCAGAAGCAGCGCGAGGAAATCCAGCAGATCCTCGACTACATGGCGAAGAGGACCGACATGAACATGAGCGCCGGTCTTCTCGCCGGTGGCCCCTCAATCCAGGGGCGGGCGATGGGCCCGACCCTCGCTCTCTCGCAGCCGATGGTTGACCAGTTCAAGGACCGGTTCCAGGCGACCTTCGGAGACATGACGATTTATGTCGGCTTCGAGGCGGACACCCAGAAGGTCTACGACCTGACCAACGAGGTGACGGGCCTGCTCGAGTCTGGTGTCGCTCGTGCCGGAGAAATCATCGGCAACCTCATCGGCACCCTCGCCGGAGGTGGCGACGCCTGGGGCGACTTCAAGAACGCCGCCCTGTCCGCTTTCGGTGACATGGCCATCGCGGTCGGTAAGATCGCCATCTCCATGGGTGTGGCCGCTGCCGGCATCGACGTGGCCCTGAAGGACACCGGCCAATGGTACATCGCCGTGGCGGCCGGTGCTGCTCTTGTGGCCCTCGGCTCCGCCGTCAAGTCCTCCCTCGCCTCCGTGGCTGGTGGGGATTACAGCGCAGCGGGTGGCGGTGGATATGCCGGTAGCACAGCCAGCTCCGGCAGCAGCAACAACTACGAGACCCGCGACGTGAAGGTCTATGTGACTGGAACCCTGGAGGCCGATGGCGACAAGCTCATAACCGTCATCAACAACACGAACAAGAAGAACTACTATACGCAGTAATGGCCTACGGAGAAAAATATCGCTTTCAGTTTGTCTCTGACAACGGGACCGTCTATCGGGTCGATCTCCTGGAGGACGGCTTTTCCGGGTCCGTGACCACGCGCCCGCTCGGTAAGGCGCCGGTCATCAGGATGCAGGACGCTGACTGCATTCGTGCCACGTCCTGCGATCTCGTCCTGGAGTGCCAGACTGAGGGTGAGTTTGTGGATCTCTACACGACCAATCCCTTCCAGTATAAGGTGAACGTCTACCAGGTCCAAGGCAACAGTGTCTGGTACATTTGGCGAGGTTATGTGGCCACGGAAATCTACAGCGAGCCGGATATTGCGCCCCCGTACGACGTGCGTGTGACAGCTACGGACGGCCTTGGGATCCTGAAGGAGTACACCTTTGAACCCGTCGGAGGAAAGTCGATACGGTCGCACATTTGCAGCTTTCTGGAAAAGGCTGGGGACGACTCCCCGATGTTCTATTATGCCACAAGATTGAGCGTATACCAGAGCACGGAGACGGCCTTCATGGACGACGCCCTCATCAATCTGGATTATCTTGCTGGCAAGAATTGCTACGAAGTTCTCCAGGAGATTCTCACTTCGCTCCGTTCCGTCCTGCTATACCGGGGCTCCTATTGGCTTCTCGTTCGCGAGGTGGACGTGCAGATGGATTCCGCCGGACAGCTGACAGCGGTCCAATGTATCACGGACAACCCTTATTACTCCCCGACCAGCACGACCGTGAAGATGGGCGCGTCCGTCGGGCAGATGGGATCCGCGGACCAGTGGCCGGTCGGCTATCTGACTCGCCGTGTGGTGCCCGCGAAAAAGTCTGTTCTGGTCAAGGCGCCCTGGCATTATGTGAGCGGCTGCCCTCTTGTCTCCGAGGATGGATGGAGTAAGAACGGGAATGTGACCTTTGACAGCACATACAAGTTCTATCATATCGGAACGAGGACGCAGAGTGTCGCCACGGCAGAGGGCTCTGTGTATTGTATCAAGCCGATGTTCCGCTTTGTGGACAACTTCAAGATCCGGATCAAGGTGAACGCGCACTCCGTATATAGTAACGATGTCAGTATCGGTCACTATGTTCGTGTCAAGGCGCGGTGGATGTCTACGGGAAGCGGGACGGTAATATCTTATTATTGGTCATCTGAATATGGCTGGACTAACGACAGCAGCCCGACTGTTGAAAAGATTGGTGTCGAAGAGACCAACGACGCACACGATCCGAATGCCTGCAAGGTCGTGGAGGTCACGTTCCCACCGGTTCCTGACAACTACGAGGGGGGCTTCCAGATCCAGGTGGAGGGGGCCCTGGTCGACATCTACGACATCGAAGTCCTTCCGGCAACAGTTGCGGGGTACGAGGACAAGATCTTGATCGACAATGGCGCGCGTGGTGAGGCTGGAGCGATTGACATCTTCGGGGGTCGCTTGATGCAGAGCAATTTCATCGAGCTGGGCTTTTACCAGGGTGTCTTCTACTACACTTCCACCTCCCAGGGAGCCACATCGTATGGTCCTTACACCCAGTTCAGCGACCTGATCAATATCGGTAAGGACTTCATGTCGCTGACCGCGCTCGCCTATGCGCGGGAGGTCGCCGCGCCGAGAATAGAGATTTCCGGCAAATTGAACCACGAAGCCAACCCCCAGGACGGAATGCCCCTTCCGTTCATCAAGTCTCACGGTGTCTGGGCTCTGATGAAGAGTATGAACTGGGACCTGGGGCTCGAGGACGTGGACTTCGAGGCCGTTACATTACCCGCCGTAGTCTTGTCGGTGGAAAGCGAAGAAATAACATCCATTCCTAACGATTAGGTATATGAGCACAATTACACTTCCCAACATCCGAGTCAGTTCCGATCTGACCGTGAAGATTCGCTTGAAGGACAACGGCGTGGCCATCGACTGGTCCACGCTGTCCAACATCAAGGCCTGCATCTATTCCGACGCGCAGAGGGCCCTGGCGGGCCGCTGTGACGTTTCCGTCGACGCGGAGGACCCCACGGTCCTCGTGTGTCAGTACGCGGCGAATAAGCCCCAGTACGTGGGCGTCTGCCGCATCGTCGTTTCCGCCAAGTATATGGGCGAAACGAAGACCTACGACAAGCCCGCCTTCTCTTTCGTCCGCTGGACGGCTGACCAGGAAGGCGAGGAGATCACGATTGACGACCCGGACGTGGACGTGGAGATCAGCGTCGAAGACATCTCCAGCTCCATCCTCCAGGAGGCCGTGGACGCCGCCTTCACCGCCGCGGATCGTGCGAACGAAGCCGCCGCCGCTGCCGAGCACATGGTCGACATCCACACCGGCCCGAAGGGCGACAAGGGTGATACCGGCGAGACCCCCGACATCAGCATCGGCACCGTCACCACGGTGGAGCCGGGCACCCCCGCCTCTGCCTCGATGTCCGGCACCCCGGAGGCTCCCGTCCTCAATCTCTCCATCCCGAAGGGTGCGGTCGGGTCGACTCCGAACATCAGCATCGGAACGGTCACCACAGGTGCCCCCGGAACTCCCGTGGTCATCACGATCACCGGGACTGCCGAGGCACCCGTTCTGAACGTCACGATCCCCCAGGGTATGAAGGGCGACACGGGTGTCTCCGCGGACTATCCCATCACGATCTACAACGGTCTTGATTCCGATGCCACGGATGCGGCATTGTCCGCTGCCCAGGGCAAAGTCCTGGATGGCAAAATCAGTCAATTGCGCCAGTTAGTTTATAAGTCGCAAAATACCCAAGACGCCGAGGTGTATCAAGTAAATGCAGGTGATACGGCTGAAACCCCTTCTGGAACACGCTTGCGGTTACTTTA